CCTCCAACTCCTCCCATTCTTCCATCTCGGCTATTTGCGAGAGAATCCTAAAGCGTGGTCCTTTAGGTAGAGATGAAGTTGATACTGAGTTTTTCTCTCTTTTTAGATCCTGGGTTTTTGATAACCTAGAATCATTGGGGTTGAAGAAAGATTCGGTCAAACCTGTTCCTTTCGTAGAATGGAACCAGCATTACCCTGCCTCTGTCCAAGCTGCACATGTCAAAGCACTGTCGCAGTTAGGCAGTGGTGACTTCCGTCAGTGGCTCGTAGATGAACGAAATGAGTTTGTCAAAGTCGAGTCGTTGCCCAAGTCCACCACTGATGGCGTGCCTAAACTGGCACCTCGAGCCATCCAAGCAGGAACCCCACACCACAATATCGCCACCGGACCATTTTGTAAAGCCTTCTCCAAAAAGTTGGCTTCATTATGGTCGGTATCCAACGCTTCCGGTCCAATGTACACATCAGGTGCTACAGCTGAGGGTATTGGTGCCATGTTTCAAGAAGCCGTTTCCAGATTGGAAGGTGACCTTGGAATCATCGAGGGCGACTTTGCTCGGTTTGACTCCACCATCCATCGCATGTTCCTTGAGCTAGAGGCTGATGTGTACAAACACCTCGGCTGCTCGGAGCAAGCGTTCTCCGCCTTCCTTTCATGCATCGGCACGAAGGGTCGTGACAAATTTGGCAATAGGTATTCTGTTGATGGTGGACGTCACAGTGGTGATCATAACACCTCCTGTGGCAACACTTTGCTGCAGGCCTTAGCCATTTTGTTCTGCTGTTGTTTCTTTGAAGCAAGCAGAACCGGCACCATGCCAAGCGCCATGGACATCATAGCCAAATACAAGATAGCATTGCCATGTTTGGGTGATGACAATCTTGTCATTGGTTGTGCCAGTTTTGTCGATGCTCTTCCTCTCCAGTTTCTACTTCTCAAGCTTGGTCTTGAGTTGGAACCCAAGAAATACATTGGCCCCAATGCCAAGTACCTCGCTACCTTTTGCTCCTCCAGGTTCTATCCTGTTGAGGGTAGCAAAACGGTCCTGGGCCCTGGTATTGGTAGAGGAATAGTAAAATCCGGCTGGTATGTCAATCCACCAGTTGGTGTTGACCTCAACCGACTCTTGCGTGCTGATGCAATCGGACGCAAAAATGACTGTGCCTTTATACCATTTTTGAATCTCATGTGGGAGAAAAACCACAGCCTCACGAAAGACGTCAAAGAGCTCTTTACTACCCGTGAGATGAAACGTGCCAGCCTCCACAATGCCCATGTTGCTGAGCACCATTTTCCGTGCGAAGAAACATATTTCATGATTGATCTCGTTTATGGTCTCACAAAGGATCATGAACAGGAATATGCCAAACTCCTTTCCACTGTCAAAACACTACCTTGCATTGTTGATTTCGCCCCCCTATCACGAGCAGCCATGATCGACGGCGTCGCAGACCATATTGGTGACTCACCATGCGTCGGCGACGATGCTCCCGTAGAGAGCACGCCAACCATGGACGACCAATCGTTCATGCAAGCTCTGTCTTCGTTATCAGCAACATCATCTGGCTTTGAATTCTGCCGTGTGTGTGACATCCACAAGCCCTGTCGTTGTCCCACCGCCCACGCCCCTGACATGTCCTCAGACGACAATCAGGACGCTGTGGAGATGGTGCCCTTTTTAAGCCCATTCGACAATTAGTCACGATGGCACCCAATGCATTCACTCGGATTGTTTTTCCGTTTAACATATATTAC